CCACCTTCATTCAGATGGTGGGCCGTGGCCTGCGCACGGTCGATCCGCAGGAGTTTCCGGGCTTAGTCAAGACCGATTGCATCGTCCTGGACTTCGGCACGGCAAGTCTGATGCATGGCGCGCTGGAGCAGGAGGTCAACCTCGATGGCCATGACAACCTCGGCGATGCCCCCACCAAGGAATGCCCGGAGTGCGATGCCACGGTACCGATGGCCGTCATGGAGTGCCCGCTGTGCGGCCATGTCTGGGAAAAGCAGGACAACCCATCACGCGGGGTGCTCGATCACTTTGTGATGAGTGAGATCGATCTGCTCAGCCGATCCAACTTCCGCTGGTGCGACCTCTTTGGCAGTGACGACGCGCTCATGGCCACCGGCTTCAATGCATGGGGTGGCATCTTCTTTCTCAACGGGCGCTGGCACGCCGTGGGCGGTGCCAAGGGGCACACCACGCAGCTGCTTGCCGTTGGCGAACGCACCGTCTGCATGGCCAAGGCCGATGACTGGCTCAACGAGCATGAGTCGGAGGACTCGGCGCACAAGACGCGGCGCTGGCTCAACGAGTCGCCCACGCCGAAGCAACTGCAGTACTTGCCGCCAGAACTGAGGGCCGACTTCGGCCTGACCCGCTACCAGGCCTCGGCACTGCTGTCGTTCCGCTTCAACCGCAATGCCATCGTGCGGCTGGTCAATGCGGCCAACGACGCCCACGCGCACCAAGTTCTGGAGGCTGCGTGAAATGTGCCGTCTGCCATCGCAAAGCCAAGGGGTACGGCTGGTTCAACCCGCGTGTGCCCCGCTCGGACCCATCCCGTCACAACGACAAGTGGGTGTTCTGCAGCCGTCCCTGTCAGGAGGCCTTCTCCAAGCTCATGAACAAAACGGAGGGACACATGATTGATCCCAGCGATATGGAAATCGCCGCCATGCAGTCCTGCCTCGGCCCTCTGGGGGAGTACGTCGGCTCCATCGGCATGCAGCGGCCACTGGCCGACTACAGCCGGGACGAGGTGCTCATGCTCATTGATGTGGTCGTCACCCGGTACCAGGACAGCATGCTCGAGGAACACGAGCGCATGGCCGCTCGCGACCGGCAGTTTCTGGAACAGCGCATCGCCATCCAAGCCGCAGGCCGGCAGCAAGGACGGTCGTGATGCTGGACTTCAACCACCGTCCGAAATTTCATGAGCAGGTCGGTGCGCTCATCGATGACGCGCTGGCGCTGGAGCGCGATGGGCAGACGCCGCGCGACTATCTGGGCGCATCCCGGCTGGGTGTGACGTGTGAACGCGCGCTGCAGTTTGAGTACACCCGCACGCCGGTGGATCCGGGGCGCGATTTCTCCGGCCGCGTGCTGCGCATCTTCGAGGTGGGCCATGTACTGGAAGACCTGGCCATCCGCTGGTTGCGACTGATCGGCTTTGACCTCTACACCCGCAAGGCCCATGGCGGCCAGTTTGGCTTCTCCGTGGCCGGCGGCCGCATCAAGGGTCACGTCGACGGCATCCTGAACGATGGTCCCTCGGAGCTGGGCATGCGCTACCCGGCGCTATGGGAGTGCAAGACCATGAACGACAAGTCCTGGCGGGACACGGTCAAGAACGGTGTGTCCAAGTCCAAGCCGGTCTATGCCGCGCAGATGGCCATCTACCAGGCGTACATGGAAGGCAGTATTCCCGGGATCTCGGAGAACCCGGCGCTGTTCACGGCCATCAACAAGGACACCCAGGAAATCTGGTTCGAGTTGGTGCCCTTCGATGGCGGGCTCGCGCAGCGCATGTCCGACCGGGCGGTGCGCGTCATCAGCGCCACCGATGCGGGCGAGGTGCTGCCCCGTTTTTCGACCACGCCAACCCACCAGGAGTGCCGCTTCTGTTCATGGCAGGAACGCTGCTGGGGTGGGACCTGATGCACGAGTCCAGCTACTTTGACTTCAACGATGCAGCAGAAAGGACCACCGGGGCAGTCGAGGACGTCGAGACCCTGCGCCAGGCGCTGATCGACAGGCTCGAGTCGGTCCTTCTGTTCCTTTTCCCTCAGGGGCGTATCCGTGGGGGCAAGTTCTACGTCGGCGACATCGACGGCTCTGCAGGCAAAAGTCTCGTGGTGGAGATGGAAGGATCGCGACGCGGCCTGTGGTTCGATTTCGCCACCGACATGGGCGGTGATGTGTTCGATGCCTGGGCCATGTCGCGCAACCTGTCGGTCAGGACCGACTTCCCACGCCTCCTGGATGAAGTGCGCCAGTGGTGTGGCGTGGCGCCACCCATGGCCTCCAACCCTCGGCGCGAGGTCCGGTCACAGCCGGTGGATGAACTGGGGCCGTACACGGCCACCTGGGACTATCAGACCCATCTGGGCGAATTGATCGCCCGGGTGTACCGCTACGACCCCGAGCCTGGCCGTAAGGAGTTCAGGCCCTGGGATGTGCGCGCACGCATGTGGCGTGCGCCTGATCCGCGTCCGCTTTACAACCAGCCAGCCATGGCGACTGCTCGCCAGGTGGTGCTGGTGGAAGGTGAAAAGTGCGCCCAGGCCCTCATCGAGCAAGGCATCGTGGCCACCACCGCAATGAACGGCGCGCGAGCACCGATCGACAAAACCGACTGGTCCCCTCTGCGTGGCAAAGACGTCGTGATCTGGCCGGACCGCGATCCGCCGGGCTGGGACTATGCCGAGGCAGCTGCCAAAGCATGTGTGGCTGTGGGCAGTCGTTCAGTGGTGATCGTCATCCCACCCGAAGGCAAGCCGGATAAGTGGGATGCGGCCGATGCCATCGACGAGGGGTTCGACTGCAAGACATTCATCGAGAGTAGCGAGCGCATCACGGTGAAGGCCAGCGCGGCTGTCCTGCCGGCTTTCACGATGGGCGAGATGCTCGACGACGACACACCGCTGCCGATCGACCTGGTGTCGGGCCGGATCATCACGACCGGCGGCATCGCGATCTTTGGCGGGGCGCCCAAGGTGGGCAAGAGCGACTTTCTTCTTTCGTGGCTGGCGCACATGGCAGCAGGCTTGCCGTTCCTGGAAATGGTGCCGGCACGCCCTTTGAAGGTTTTTTACCTCCAGGCCGAGGTGCAGTACCCGTACCTCAAGGAGAGGATGAAAGCCATCCGTCTGCCCAAAGAGGCGCTCAGGCTCGCCCGGCGCAATCTGGTGGTGACGCCCCAGTTGCACCTCATCCTTGATGAGGAAGGGCTGGAGAAGTTGATCCAAACCATCAGCGCGCAGTTCGGTGGCGAGCCGCCGGACATCATCGCCATCGACCCGATCCGCAACGTGTTCGACGGTGGCGGCTCCGGTGGTGAGAACGACAACGACGCGATGATGTTTTTCCTCACGCGCCGGGTGGCCAGGCTGCAGCAGCGGGTCAATCCGGACTCGGGCGTGTTGCTGGTCCATCACACCAAGAAGATGACCAAGCGCCAGTTCGAGGAAGACCCGTTCCAGGCCTTCGCGGGTGCCAGCAGCCTGCGCAGTTTCTATACCTCCGCCATGCTGCTGCACCGGCCAGACGAGTTGTCCACGGTGCGGCAGTTGTATTTCGAGCTGCGCAACGGTCCAGGCCTTGCCCCCCGGTACGTCGACAAGGTCGATGGCCAGTGGACCGTCGTCAATGACAGCGAACGTCTGGTCAACAAGGATTACGGGAAGCGGCTCGATGCCGAGCGACGGCGCAAGACCGACGTGATCCTTCAGATCCTCTTTGATGAGGGCCTGAAGGGTAATTTCTACACCGCCAATCAGTTCGCCGAAGCCTTCGAGGGCAAGGCGGGCCTTGGCGGCGAGCGCTCGATTCGCGAGCGCCTGTCGGCCCTGGCCACGCAGGGCTACATCAAGTATTTCCGCAACGCTGCGGACTACGGGCTGCCGCCATTTGGCCGCTCCAAGTTTGGCTACATGTGCGTCGAGGGCATGGTCCACAACC